TGGAGTAAATAATGCACCAACTTTTGTTCTAGCTGATGAATCTCCAAAAGGTGATGAACCATCACTTGTAGTTTGACTTTTGTCAATATTATCTGTTGTAGTTACAGCTGTAAATTTAGGATAGAATAGTGCATTTGTAGCACCTGAGTTTGTTATTGAGGAAACTTCTTCTAAAGTCATTCCGTTTACGTCAAACCAAGCGTCTGATATATTGCCTGCGACGTTTATTGTATTTGTTATATTTATATTAGTCGTAGTTGCTTCTGTTGTAAAAGTTAATGTGCATAAAGTCCAATCATTTGTTCCATCAGTTTTTGATGAACTTAAAAGTGATGTTGTTCTTGTTCCAGTATTTGTTCCTTGCCATACAAAAAAGTATGCTCCACCTACGGCTACATTATTTGTTTCTACATAAACATTTATTCTATAAGTTGTTGAAGATTTTACTGGAATACCATATTTACTACACAATGGTTCAGTAGCAGTTGGATTATATTCATCAAATGCTCCAATTATTCCAAAAACTTTACCTATTACATCTAATGTAGAAAGTTTTAATGTCAATCTTCCTGTTCTTGTTACTGCACTATCAAATTCAGCAGAACAAGCATTTGCTTTATTTTTAAAATATATTCCATATTTTTCATCTTCTATCCAACCATTAGCAGTTATTGCTGTATCTCCAGTAGCACTATCAATAACTCTTGATATTCCACCTTTAGAAGATACTGGGGTAATGTCTATTGGTTCATCTGCATAATGATATGGTGGTGATGTTATTGGCAATGTTTCAATCGCATCTGTAAAAGATGCAGTATCATCAAATGCAGTAATGAAATCTAGTGTCTCATTTGCATTGATAACGATTTCTTTATCTTTGTCCATTAAAAGTTTTTGAAAAAATTCTATCACTCCGTAGGTTTGGCTTGTCATCAGCGTTATTGAATGTTTGAATTCTGTTCCGTTTGTTAACTTACTTGAGATTCTACTTATAATGTAATTTTTATCTATTCCACGAATCACGCTATTTATATTTATTGTTTGGCCTACATTTAGTCCTGATTCTCTAGTTTCGAATGAGCCATCGCTTATGGTAGCCCCGTATTGCGCTATTTCTGCCCTTGCACGCTCTCTAGCCCCTGCTTTTGAGTTAATACTCTTATCAATGATTTTGTACTCAAATTCGCCAAATTCTGTGATTGAGGCCACATTCTTAAGTTTGATTATTACTGGGATATATGGATATCCACCAACTTCTACTTCTTGACCTACTGTTGGCAATGTCGCTGGTTTAAATCTTACTGTCTTTTCTTGAAAGTTATACACACAATCAAATAATGATAAATCATCTATGTTTTCAATACCAACTGTTTTAGTTACTGTAGCAACTTTTACATATATTCCACTGTATTTATATGCTTGTAAGAAGTTCAATTGAACTCCATCTGCAATTTGATTTTCACTTGTTAGATTTCCAAGATATTCTCCACCTCTTACTACAATCGAGTTTCTTAAACTCTTTATATCGTTTTTAATCTTTAGTGAATTATAATAATATTTTTCGTTTGTATCTGTTAAATTAAAAGGTGCAGGTTGTGAAGTCTTTTCGAAAAAATATATCTTTTTGTCTTGGTCTACATACCAATCATATCCTGTAAGTTCTGCTAATTGCTGAAATACTTTTGATACAAGTTCATAGTTAAAAGATATGTAATTTACAACTGTCGGGCAATTTACATTTGTTATATCATATCCGGGATCCAAAAATCTTGATTTTATATCAGTGATTATTTCATCTACTGTTTTTGTATCATAAACTGAAATAACTAAATGCCTATCCATATCAAATGCATAGTCCTTGGCCGAACATGCAAAAGTTTCAACGTCTGATCCATCTACTGTTTCAGATATTTCGATTATCTGTCCACCAAATATTGTATTTTCATCTTCTACTATTTCAATAGTATCATTCGCTTCTGGTTTATACCCTCCACCGGCCACTCCACCTTTTCGTATCACGTTAAATGTCAAAGTGTCTACCTGACTTGTCATCGCGCGTTGAAGATTAACACTTGTTGATTCAATGTTTTCTGATCTATCTATTCCATTAATTTTTATTACAACTGTTGACATTTTAGAATCTCATTTGAGTTCTTAATTGGTTTATAATTATATCTCCAAGCATTGTAGCTGACTCTTGAGAGAATACTGCACCATTAATATTTATGTTTATGCTTTTTCCACCTCCTAAATTTTCAGGATTTTTTGTTGCAATTATAAAATCATCAGGATGAGTGCTAAATATTCCATCAGGTGTAATGATAGCGTCATTGACGTTTGTAACCTTTGCCTGCGCTCTTGACACCTCTGCACTATTCCCACTTCTTGCAGAACTTATTGCACTTGCTAATTGTTTATAATACTCCATTTCTTTCTCTATTGTTTCTTTTGTTATTTTAAGATTCTGCTTAGCTAATTCTTCATGTCTTAGTGTAGATTCTTTTTCTAGTTGTTGAATAAATTCAACCTTTTGCTTGTATAATTCATTTTCTTCTTTTAATTTATTTTTTTGTGCTTTTAATTCTAACTGTAATTTAGACATTTTCTCTCCAAATTCTTGATCAGCTAATACTCTTTTTGCATTAAAATCTTCGATTGCTTTTTGTAATTCTGACAGTCCTGCAACACGTCTAGCTTCATCTACTTCTGATTGGATTGAACTTATAAATCCAGCATTGTCTTGTATTGCTTGTTGTTTTTTTATTAACTCATCTTTGAGTTCGTTATATCTAGATAAAGATATATCTTCCTGCATTTGTTTTTGTATATCAGCAATCTGTAATTCGTTCGCCACTACTTCTTTAGCTATTGATTTAATATCACTAACTTTACTTTTTTCATATTCTTCTCTTAATTCAGACATCTTTGCACGTGTTTCACTTATACTTTTTTGTATATTAGTTAGATTTTCTTTATGTGATTGACTTAATTGAAACAATGAATCATCTGCATCTTCTGCAAATTTTATATATGTTTTACCAAGATCTTCTAGTTTCTCTTTTATTTTTTCTGTATCTACTTCTGGTATATTTATTACTCCACCTAGTCCTGTCTTTTGTGCAGTTTTTCCAAAAAGATTAAACTCTGGCATCTTAAATTTACTTGCTGTCGCAAATTCTTTCAATGAATTCATTGTGCTTTCTGCACTAGATATAAGAGTTTCTCCCCATGTTCTTGCCTTTTCATCTGCTTTTTCTTTATTAAAAAGTTTAGTTATTCCAACGTCTAAGCTACCTACAACTGTAAGTACTCCCGTTTTAACTGATTTACCTAGTCCTAATAAAAAATTAGTGGTTCTGTATACCACTTCTCCAAATTGTGCAAATGTAGTAGACGCTCCATCTGTCGCTGACATTGTATTTACTAGTTCGTTTATTAAAAATCCTATTGTTGGAGTTAATGCTTTTCCAATCTCCTCTTTAACCGCATTGAGTCTATTTTTCATTTGCACCAATGATCCCTCGGCTGTCTTTGATGCTTTTTCATTTAAATCATTATATGTCGTTCCAAGTATTTCATTTATTGTTGCAACACGTTGACTCTCATCTCCATACTTTAAAAGTTCTCTTTGTGCTAAAGATACAGTAAATCCTTGTTTTGTAAATAATTCAACATTACCTTGCAATGCTTTTCCTACTCCATTTGCTGTATTTATAACTTGTTCTGATGAAGCATTAAGTCCATACTCCCCAACTACTAGATCCAATAATGCTGGTGTGAGTTTTTTAATAGCACTAGTTTGCAAATCAAAAGTAGCGAGCTTTGCTTGCCCTCTCATTATTGAAGTTGCATCTATTACACCTACCTGCTCTAATGCTTTAGCCTGATCAAACAATGCTTGCACCTGTTCCCTTGTTGCCCCGGTTGCATTGTTTGTTATGTTTGCTAGTGCAGACATTGCAGATTCAGCTTCTCTAAATTGCTTTGCAGAAGATTCTAGAAAATTAAAAGCTTTCCATGCCACAGCTAATATTGCACCTGTAGTTGCTATTTTTTTAAGTGAATTACTAAAACCATCCCCTTGTTTGGATGTCTTGTCCATACTACTACCTAACTTCTCAAGTTGCCCTGATATTTTTTTCAGAGTTGCTGATGCATTATCCTGTGCTTCAATTATTGCTTTTAGTTGTATATCTGCCATTTTATTTTAATGAATTCTTTTTAACTTGATTATCGACTTTTATTTTTTCAATAATTAAATCTATGAAGAAATTTGGTTGAGCGAGATATTCTTCATACGTCCAACCAAATTTTTCACATAGAATAACAGACATCATTTCACTATCTACTTTTCCAATGGCATAGTTAACTGCTGAATTTATTGTTTTTTTTTACCACCTATATCTTGGTATATTTTTAGTATTTCGTTCCATTCTTCGTATGGTAAGTCAAGCATATTTTGCAAAATATTTTCTTTATTTTCATTAATCGATACTGTAAGCATTTCAACCATTTTATTTTCTTTTTCTCCCTGAACTAATGGGCTAACATTATCGATTACAACTTTTTCTCCTACAAAATTAATCTTAGCTGATTTTAAAAATTCAGCTTCAATCTGTTTGTGTTCTCCTGCTGTCAAATAAGTCTTATAGACTATTTTATTTCCACCAGTTGTTACGTATTCTTTTGTTTCTCTTTTGTTTTCCATTTTATTTTAAGTTAGATTAATAAACTGTTCCTGCTGATTTATTTACTAGCTCAGCACTCATGGCTTCTGCTTCGACAGCATCATACATGACTTCGAACTTTTGATCATCAATGATAAATTCTCCTACTTCGATTTTGTTATCATTGTCTGTTAATTTAACATTTGGGAAATTAAATGTTACTAATTCCCATGTAGTAAAGTCAGACTTGATAAACTTTCCGCGTCCTACGATACTGATTGCTTGAGCTTTTCTATCGAACCATGCTTGTCTTTGTTCCGGGCCAGTAAATAATTGCTTGATTTCGATTTGAGCTTCTTTGGTTCTAGTAAGTATTTGGTATGGGTCAATTCTATTCGTTCCGTTTTGTGCCAAGAGGTTATTTTTAATAACAATTTTCATTTCGTGAACCATATTTGCATCATCTCGGTCTGCGGTGTTTGCTATTGCGTCTGCAATATCAGTTCCAAATCCTACGATCATATTTCCAAAATAGAAAGGATCTGACAATGTTCCCATCGATACTGTCTGAGGCACTAGAGATATTGGATCTCCAATACTTGCTGTTATTGCTGTTGATGCACACGTTAGTGTGACTCCATCAACTCCAACTACTGTGATTTCTACTTCTACTCCTCCGACTAATATCTTATCTCCTGCTACGAGTCCTCTAGTTGGGTTTATATCGTATTCATCATCTAAAACTATTGAAGTCATTCCTGCCCCGGTTAATGCGACCCCAAGTGTTCCAATTGAAACTTGTCCTTGTGCTTTAATATTCAAAGTACACTCCATCTGGTTGTCTTTGAATTCGATATCTAATTCGTCTACCTTTACTCCAAAATATCTTTGAACATACATTCCCTTTTTTATATCGATTGTGTATGTTTTTGATGCTCCGACTGTGAATGGATGTGTGTATCCTACTGGGGCGCTTCCTGTTGAGCTTCCTTTTTCCATTACCATATTTAGTAAGTGGCCTAGTGTATCAGGGTCTCCTAATACTGTAATTGACCCCTCATGCATTCTATTTCCACGTAGTAAACTATCTGACTTCCAATCTAGTCCTTTCATTCGATCATCTGCTTTATAATTTACTACAGTTTTAACATCTTCACTGACTAGAGGTACAAAGATTGTAGGAATCACTGCGACTCCTGCTGTTACTTCTGGTTTAATTGCGAGATAACTATTTGTTCCTAAGTATTCCATAAATTTATTCTTTATTAATTTCTAATTTTTTTGTTTCGACTTCTTTTTCTTTTTTTACTATTTTAAAGTTAGCATTGTTGAATCCTTTTGGCATCTCGACCTCTTGGCCTACCTTTACGATTCCAACTCCTATCACACTTAGATCTTGTTCAGTTATATTTTTATATTTCATATCTTAATTATATCTTATTAATAATTTTGCACAACTACTTCGCATTCGACTTGAAACACTGCGAATATAAACGGCCCTTGTTGAGCCCGAAAACTAAAATCAATTTTTACTACTTGCACATAACTTACTTGATAGTTTAGATTTTTGTCTTGGTCAAAAGCTAAAATAAAAGAATCAATAGCTGTGATCATTGCATCTGTAGCCTGTTCTGATGTCCTACCTGCTGGTGTATTCTCTTGGTAAAGAGAAACATCAAATTTAAATGTTCTTTTATTTTGTTTGGTGGTAACGATTCCACCCTCTGCTAATGTTGGAATGATTACGGCCACAGGATATGTTTCAAAATCTCCTTTTGGATAATCGTATACATTCTGAAAAATAACATCACCTGAACCATCTTTCAGCCCCTCGATTTTTGTCTTTATTAAAGCTGTTACGTCTTTCAATGTTGTAGCCATTTTATTTTGCCATACTACTTATTTTTTTAAATACATTATTTATCGCCTCGTTAAATAATGTTTGGATTCTTGGTGTTACTACTTTAACTGATCGTTCTAAAAATGGGTTAGGTTGTGTCCCGGGATGTCTTACTAGCTTTCCGAAGAATTGATTTGTCCTTACATTCGCTAGCGCTTGTTTGATTACTGGTCTTATCTCATGTGGTGCTGTTCCCTCATGAACGAATCCTGCATACTTCGCATCTACACTTACTTCTCCTGATATTCTTGTAGTCATTCTTGACTTCACACTCTGTCTAAGATTTCCACCTCCTGATTGTTTATTTACTGGTGCTTCTTTTATTGTTTGATTCTGTAATAGCCCGACTGATCTTGTTACTGCTTTATTTAACTCATTAATCGTAAATACTGGAGCTTGTTTTAGTCCCTCAATAAATCCGTCTAGTCCTTTAATTTGTATTTTTATTGATGTCATTTTTTAATGGTTAAATTTTCTTATTCTAATTTCCATATGTCTATCTTCTCCTAAAAAATTATAATTTTCTACTCCTACAACCCTGTACTCATCTGTTCCATCTATAATTTTATCTCCCTCTATTATATCATTTACATATGCGAACATTAGAAAATCTTTTCCAAAGCTTCCCGATAAATCTTCTGTGATGGATTCATCTAATGGTTGTATTTCACAGTCTACACCAGTTAAATATTCCTCATATTTCTCATCTCCAATTGTAGGATCAACTGATATCGCAGTTAGTCTTTGTGTTGATACTGTCTTATTGAATTGTGATCCTATATCAATCAT